CTACGGGCTGCCGCCGAAGATCTTGAGCTTGATGGCGATGCCCGCGAGCAGCGCCAGCATGACGCCGGTTGTGATCATGCGGACGGCCGTCTGCATGGCGGTGCGGCGCACCAGGCGGATGCAGTCGACGAGCGAGCGGAGATCGCGGATGTCGAGCGCGGCCTCGTCGCCGTCGAGACCGACATCGGCGAGCGCGCGCTTCGCGCCTTCCTCTGCGGCCCGGGTCAGGATCGCCTCGAATTCGGCGTCGGGCATGCGGACGAAGCCGTCGGATCGGGGTGGTGTCATCGGGATCCTCCTTCCACCGCTCAGCCGATCTTGCAGCCCCAGAAGGACGTGTGATCGGCGGCGAAGTAGCCGTCCGCGACCCGGAAATACCCCTGCAGTTCGACGGTATCGCCTGCCGTCAGCGGGACCATGGTCTGCAGCCAGATCGTGGTGGCGAGCGAGACGTGGGTGGCGGAGATCTCCCCGAAGGAGCCGCGGATTTCGGTTGTGCCGTTCAGAACGAGCCGCCCCCGCATACGCGCGGTCGTGCTGGAATTGACCTTGTAGAGCAGCGTGGCGCCGAAGAGGTAAGTGCCATCCACGGGCGCCACGAAGTGGTTGCTCGCGGCGTCGAACGCGCCTTGGTCGTTGTAGTCGGTGTTGTTCAGGCCAATCTTCGTCCAGGCCCCCAATCCAACATAGTTGTCGTAGTTGGTGTATGCCTTGAAGCGCGGCAGCCGGGGCTGATCGACGACGCCGGTGGCGTTGTCGACGCTCAGCCCGTCGAAGAAGGTGCTGCCGTCAGCAGAGACCGCGAGCCGAAAGCGGTCGGAGCCGAACAGCCCAACCAGCGCCTTGGTCACGAAGCCGGTCTGCAGGGTCAGCCCGAGATCGTCTGCGGCGGCCTCCTTGTTCATGGTGTAGAACAGATCGCCGGTGCCGCCCTCGGCCACGGTTTTCGCGGTCCAGAGCGCAGCGTTCAGCTTGGCCGAGAACGGGTTCGAGGCATCCGCTGTCGTGCCGACACCCAGCAGCGCCATGTTTTGCAGCGCCGCGGGCGTGGTGCCGATCCAGCTCGCGCCGTCATAAACGAGCAGCAGACCTTCGTCCTCGACCCATGCCCGCCAGCCGTTGCGGGGCGGCAGGCGCAGCCAGGCGCCGTCGGTCCAGAGCGCGACGTTGAGGTCCCACCCCGCCCAGTCGCCGGTTGCGCCCGAGGCGACGATGTAGCGGTCGCCATCAGTGGGAGAACCGGGCGGCGACGTCAGATCCCGGTCCAGGACGGAGAGCTGGACGAGCCCGTCGAGGATCCGCAGCGCCTCGTTGTGGGTGACATGCTTCTGGGCCTGCGCCGCAAGGATCCAGGGCAGCAGGAGATGGGTCGTGGTGTCGGACATGAGATGGCCTTCAGAGTATCAGCGTGACGGTCTTGGGCGCGCCCCGCCCGATGAGGGTGGAGAGCTGGTAGATGCGGACCGTGAGGCTGTCGCCGGGGCCGAGCGGCGCGCCCCAGTCGGCGATCTGCTGGGCCGAGGTGTAGAGCGCGCTGGTCGTGGACGTGCTCAGCACTCGTTTCACCGTGGCGCCGTCGAGGATCTCGACCTCGTAGGCCTCCAGTTCCTCGGCCAGTGGCACCTCGAGCCCGCCCCAGCTGTCGGCCGCCAGCGCGCGGGACCGGCGCGTCCAGCGGATGGTCAGATCGCCGGGACTGCGCGCCTTGCGCCACGGCTGCTCGACATGGGCGACGGAGAACGGCCGCAGCCCGATGCCCGCAGGCGCGAAGGTCTGCGCGACATAGGTCTCGTCGCTGACCGGACGGCTGGCCGGACCGATGCGCCAGTTCCACGGGATACCAAGATCGGCCTCGGCGATCGGCAGCGAGGCGAGGCTGTCGTCGAGCACCACCACCCGCGCACCCGCGGGGGCCGGGTTGCCCATCGCACCCTCGGTGCCACGCTGACCCCGCAGGAGCCGGGTCAGGCGATAGCGGCTTGGGGCCAGAAGCTCTGCCACGCCCGCCTGCACGACCTCCCAGACGCCGAGCGCGCTCTCGATGGCCAGCGCGTTCGCCCCGCCGAACAGGGTCAGGTCCGTGACGCTTTCGAGGGTGCCGGTCAGCAGATCGACCACCAGCGCGTTTCCGAGATCGAAGCGCGACGTGGGCCCTGCGTAGAAATCCGAGACCAGAATCCCGATCCGAGCGCGGCTGCCAAACGTGGTCAGTAACTCGAACCCGTCCGTCGAAGGACTGCGGAACACCGCCATCTCGCCCGGCCAGGGAACCGCGTGCGCGGCGATCAGCGGTCGATGCGCGGGCTGGTCCTCGGTCAACTGCGGCAGGTCCATCAGCACAGCATCCGGCGCGCCGAACACGACGGCCCGCGTCAGTGACGCCGCTCGGGGATCGCCGGGCGGCAGGTCGTAGGTCGCCCGGTCCTGGCGAACCGCCTCGATGCCGCGCGCCTCGGCGTCGGCGATGGAGACGAGCCGCAGATCGACCAGCCGTCCGTCATGCGCGAGTCGGATCGCGTCGGCCGGATCGAGGGCGAGGCGCGAGGGCGGCAGACGGAAGGCCGCGGTCTCCCGCCCCACCCACGCCTCCATCAACGCGCGACGGCAGCGGCGCTCGGCCTCCTCGGGTGGGACCGCCATCGGGAAGGATTCCGAGGCAATCCGGGTCGTGTCCACGGTGATGCGCCGCGCCTCGACGAGGGCCGCGTCGTAATCCTCGTCGGCGCGGGCGACCTGCCACTTCAGCGCCTGCGGCAGTTCGGTCTCCTGGCCGCGCGTCAGTTCCAGCACGTCGCCTTCACGACCGGCCACCAGATCGTCGGGCGCGAGGGTGGCGACGGACGCCCGCCCGCGCATCACGAAGCGGATCACGCCCTCGGTCTCGACGGCGTCGAAGCCGAAGTGGCGTGAGAGCGTGGTGATCGAGGCGCGCGGGCTCTCCAGCGCGGTGATGGCGTAGCCCTCGACCGCACCCCAGAGGCCGGAGACGTCGATGCGGTCCTCGGGCAGCCCTGCGCGCAGGCAGAGGTGCCGCACGAGCGCCGCCAGCGACACCGCTCCCAGCCGCCCGGTCAGCCAGTGCCCGAGCCGCCAGTTCGCGCCGTCCGTCCAGACATCGGTGAGCGCCGGGAAGAACGGATAGGGCCGCGCGTCCCAGGTCCAGGCGGCGCATTCAGGGACGTGCACCATCCGACCGCCGTAGACCGAGGAGACCGGGTTGTTCGCGGCTTCGCCCCACCAGAGATACGTCGCCTCGAGATAGGCGCGCTGGATCGCGTCATCGCGCCAGCCGCGCGAGAAATGCGGTGTGAAGCTTTCCGAGGACTTCGGGTCGAAGAAGACGTTCGGCTGGTTCGTGCCGCGGTCGATGGCCGGGCAGCCCAGCTCGGTGAACCAGATCGGCTTGGACTGCGGCACCCATGCCGTCGGTGTGCCGCTCTCCACCCCGCCTGGGCGGTTGTAGTGCGCGTTCGACCACCAGGCGCGCAGATCCTTGTAGCGGAAGACCCACGGCTTGCCCGCAGCACCGTCGGTGATCGGGGTGCGGACCTGTGCCGACCGATCTGAGGCCGAGGTATAGAACCAGTCGAAGCCTTCGCCGCCTGCGATGTTCCCCTGCAGGTAGGCCCGGTCGTAGATCGCGGGCCAGCCCTCGGCCGCGTCGGCATGTTCGAAGCCATCGCGCCAGTCCGACAGCGGTATGTAGTTGTCGATCCCGATGAAATCGATCTCCGGATCGGCCCAGAGCGGATCGAGGTGGAAGAACACGTCGCCGCTGCCGTCGCCCGGCTGATGCCCGAAATACTCCGACCAGTCGGCTGCATAGCCGATCCTGGTGCCTGACCCGAGGATCGACCGCACATCCGCGAGCAGGCCCCGATAGGCCTGCACCGCCGGGTAGGTGGACGCGCCCAAACGGATCGTCGTCAGCCCCGGCATCTCGGTGCCGATCAAGAAGGCGTCGACCCCGCCCGCCGCCGCGCAGAGATGGGCGTAGTGCAGCACCATGCGGCGCAGGCCCCAGTCGCCGGGCGTTCCGGTCCACGAAACCGACTGGCCGGAGACGCTGAAGCTCGCAGGCGTGGCCTCGCCGAACAGCGCGGCGACCTGGCTTGCGGCCGTGGCGGTCTTGTCCACGGTCCCGGCGAACCCCGCCGCGGGAGAACAGGTAATCCGCCCCCGCCAGGGGAACGCCGGCTGGCCGATCGCGGCGGCGTTGTCGGAATAGGGGTTCGGCAGCGTGTTGCCGGGCGGCACGTCCATCAGGATGAACGGATAGAAGGTCACCCGCAGCCCGCGCGCCTTCATCTCCTGGATCGCCTGCACCACCGCGAAGTCGGACGGCGTGCCGCCATAGACCGGGCGATCCTCTGCATCCCGGCTGACGAGGAAGGCGTTGGCGCGGCTGACGCCATTCACCGCCCAGCTGGCAGGCGTGGTCGACTTCGCCGACACCTCGACGCCGGGCCGCACCTTGCAGGATCCCACGCGCAGATCGTCGCCGAACCAGGCCACGACCAGAGACACGCTCTCGACCGCAGGCGCCATCGCCTGCAGCCGGTCGAGCGCCTCCACCATGTCGGTGGAATCGGCCAGCGCGTTCAGGTTCTCGGGCACCGTCGCGCCGCCATCGGTCTTCCGGATCGCCTGCGTCGCGTAGGTGAACTCGCCCGAGGCGGGGATCATGGTGACGGCGCGGGTCAGCCCCTCGGCGGTGTCGGGATCGGCGAGCGGGCGGAACACCTCGAAGGACAGCTGCGGCAGGCGGTTGCCATAAGTCGAGAGCGCCAGTTCTTCGAAGACGACATAGGCGGTGCCACGATAGGCGGGCGTGCTGGCCGCGCCCATCCTGGCCGCGATGAGGGGATCGGCGGTCTGGGCCTCGTCGCCGGGATACCAGCGCCAGGTGACGCCGGAGAGGTCCATCGGCTTGCCGTCGGCCCAAATGCGCCCGATCCCGGTGATCGGCCCCTCGCAGAGCGCGACCGCGAAGGAGGCGTAGTAGAGATACTCGGTCGTCTTGACCTTGCCGCCCCCGCCGCCCTTGCCGCCACCTTGAGTAGTGGTCTTCGTTTCCTCGCGGAAATCCGTCGCCCAGATGATGTTGCCGCCCATCCGCATCCGGCCATAGAGCCGCGGGATCACCGCGCCCTCGGTGGCCGAGGTGATGCGCAGCGTGTCAAGCCGCGCACCCTCGATGCGTTGCGTAGGCGCCAGCGACGAGATGATCCAGCTGTCCACGACCGAGCCGATGGTCGAGCCGATGAAGCCGCCGATGGTCGCGGCGCTCACTCCGAGGATCGCGCCGCCGATCGAACCGCCAATGGCGGCGCCAGCGGCACCGAGAACGAGGGTGGCCATGTCGGGGTCTCAGCGTTGCGGGAACAGGAAGGCGAAGGCGATGCGCCGTCGCCAGGATTGCGTGAGCGGTTCCTCGATCACGCCGAGCCGCTCGTAAGCGTGGAGGAAGCTGTCGGGGCCGGTCAGAATCCCGACATGCTTGGCGATGGCGCGGGGCTTCATGCGGAAGAGGACCAGCGCGCCGGGTCCGGCTTCACACGGGGCAATCTCAGTCATCATGCCCCGCGCGCCCTCGGCCAGCACCTCGCGCGGGCCGGTTTCGCCCCAGTCCCGACTGTAGGGCGGGATCGGGAACGGCTCGGGGCCGACGACCTCGCGCCAGACGCCCCGCGCCAGCCCGAGGCAATCGCAGCCGACACCGCGCAGGCTGGCCTGATCATGATACGGCGTTCCGAGCCAGGACCGCGCAATGGTGATGACGTGCTGGGGATCAGCGGCGTTCACAGCACCGACCCCTCGTGCCCGCCGTCCTTCGTGGCGTATCGCAGCACGGCATCCTGGCCCGGGATGTGCGGGAAACCCCGGAAGTTGACGGTATTGGCGAACTTCGCCCCGCAGGTCTCCATGCGCTTGTCGCAGCCCGCGCGGATGGTGAAGGCATCGCCCTCGGCGATGGACCGCACCGGCGCCTCGAGCAGGGTCAGGATCGCGACGCCGTCCGTCACGTCATGGCCCAGCACTTCCGCGCGACGCCCCGCATTCGCGTCGCTCGTCCATTCGATGGTGCCGAAGGTGAACCAGCCGGAAGCGAACCCGCCGAGCCCCGAGGCGGTGAAGGCCCTGTCGCGCAGGAGATCGATGACGGCGCCCGTGCCCTTGTAGGCGGAATCCTCCAGGTCGACGCCGCAGCGGGCGTCCCCGAGCGCGGCATCGCAGGTCGCCTGGAAGGTCCGCCCGACTGTCTGGCCCAGCACATGTGCGAGCGAGCGGACCTCCGCGACGAAGGCGAGCCGCCCACGCCGGATCTGGCCTATCGCCCCGCGCCGCATCAGCACGCGCTGGCCGGTGTTGGCCCAGTTCACACGCCAGACCTCCACCTCCGCGTTGTCCCAGCGCCCATCGAGGATGTCGGTCTCTGTGATGCGGTCCGAGGTCAGCACGCCCTCTGCGTCCTGCGCATCGACCGAGAGGTCCGAGCCCGAGCGCACCTCGGACGCGGTGAGCCCGCTCTCGGGCTCGAAGTCGGTCTCGTCGAAGCTCAGCGTCCGGTCGTGATCGGTGAAGCCGAAGGTGACGCCATCGGCGCGGGCGATCCGCCAGCACCAGGCGAGCGTCGTCGTGCCCTCGTCGAAATGGGCCTGCAGGGCGGGGTCGAGGGTCTTCATCGGCGCAGTTCCAGCAGCGGAATGGTGGTGATCGAGCCGAGCCGCTCGAGGTCGAGCGTCACGTCCAGCACGTCGGTGTCGAAGCGCACCGGCACATCGAACTCGAAGCCCGCGGTGATCGCGACACCAGCGCCCGGCGCGGCGCTGAAGCTGACGACGCCGGTCGTGGTGTCGACCGACCAGCCCGAGGGTTGCTCGACGCCCGCCAGCGCGATGCGCGCGCTCCCCGCCACCGGCTTGGCGATGCCGCGCGACCAGGATTGCGCACCCGAGGCGTAGCGCTTCACCAGCTGGAAGGCGGTCTTCGTGCCGTCGCCGGTGCCGATCGCCTGGTCGGTCGGCGCTGGAATGCCCGAAGGCAGACAGGACTTGTGGTCGCCCCAGTCCTTGAAGCGGAAGCCATGCAGCCGACCGTTCCGCGCCTCGAAGAAGGCAACCACCGCCGCCAGATCGTCAGCGCGGCGGACGCCATAGGCGACATCGTAGCGGCGGCGCGAGTTGGCCCAGCTGGCGTTCCTCTCCTCGTCGCCCGAGGCGAGCTCGACGAT